GACGCGACGACTTGTTTTACGGTTGCCATGTCAGATCACTCCGCTCGCGTGAATATCTTCGACCGTGACGGCCGGCAGGCCGAGAACGTCCGCGCGCGACGCGGGGCGCTGCGCCAGCGCGACGGCCGCGTCGGATTGCGCCTGCGTGATCACGCCCGCCGCGACCCATCCGGCGAATAGTTGCGATACGTTCGCATTCGTCATGTCGACCGGCATGCCCGATTTCAGCGATTGCAGAAACGACAGGCACGACGCGCGGGCAGGGTGGGTAGCATTGGTCGACGCGTCCACGATGGTCGACATCGGACCGGCCGCGCCCCAGGTGATCGCGCGCGCTGCGGACAATTCGCCGAGCATCGATTGCGTCGGCGCGTTCATCGCGTCGCAGATCGCGCCGAGCGCGCCGGCGGCGAGCAACGCGGGATAGCCGAACGACAGCGGATCGGTTTGCAATTCGTGCGCCAGTGCGGCGAGCTGCGACGCGTTCACGATCAGGCCGCCGTTTCTTGAAAGATGCCCGACGCGTTCCAGTTGATATTCAACGGTCCGTTGACGTTGCCGACCGGGCCGCCCAGGTCGACGAAGCCGATCGCGAAGTTACCGGCGACGGTCGCGTCGTAGAGGATGCCGTAATAGCCGGTCGAAAAGCCCGACGCGTCCTGCGCGATCGTGACGTTGTTCGCTTTGAACGTGTCGACGCCGGACGCTTGCGTGTACGTCTGTCCGGTCAGCGTCACGGGGCCGGTATAGCCGGTCGCGAGGCCGACTTGATTCACCGACAGGTCGGTCGATCCGCCCGTTCCCCATCGCGGATCCGCGGTCGAGACGGTCGGAACGATTGTGTTGTTCACGATGCCGAGTTTGATCGTGTCCGACGCGAGATTGAACGCGGTGCCGGATTTCGATTTGAGCAGATAGGCTGCGAAAAAGTGTACGTCGCCGCGTGCCATAGTGTTATCCCATTGTCGGAATTGACGATGGGAAAGATTTTATACGCTTTTTGTCAAGCGGCAACAATTTCGCGCAAATAACGCTTGCAATAGGTTCGATTCGACTCTATAATACGTTTCATCAACTCACGAAACGAAAGGGGAACGAAAATGACCTACACGACCGAACAAGAACTGCGCACGCGATTCGCTAAATATTTTTCCGATCTGCGCGACGCGATGCTCTCCGAAGACGGCGCGGCGGTTTGCAAATTCGCCGAGTGGGATAACTTCATCGAATTCATGATCGACGACGGCGAGATTCCCGAGTCGGCCCGCAACTGGAAATGCCCGCGCAACATCGAAGCGGAAATACGGAAATAATCGCCACGCAACGCCCGGCACGTGCCGGGCGTTTTGCATTACTCGCCGAGTGCCGCCCATAGCGACGCGACCGAACCGGCCGGGTTAAAGTTGATCATAACCGCGTCGGCAAGGTTCGGCGATTTCATGCCGTCCGGCGCTTTGTCGACGACGATCTTTCCGGTCGTGTTGATCGAATAGGTCGGCTGCGACAGCTCGCCGCATAGTCGCGTCAAGTGGGGCAGGTCGGGCGATAGTGAAATGATCGAATCGGGATCGACCGATTGCCCCTCGACGACGGCGCGATACGTTTGCTGGAATCGCTGGCGCAGACTCCACCAGGATTGCGCCTTCAGATTCGCGAAGAAATCGGCGTTCTTTCGTCGCGGGATCATTTCGCCGTCGGGGTCATGAACCGCGGCGGATCCGCGGAACGGCTCGGCCGGAATCATGTGGTTGCCGGAATCCTGGCGCTGCTGATTGATGATGCGCGCGTCGCCGCGTACGCCCGCGCCGAGCCCGTCCGCGTCGTACAGAAACGACGTCGCGCCCGCCATGTCGGCCAATCCGAACGCGCGCGTCACGGTGCCGAAAATATCGTCGCCGACGCCGGACCATTCGTCGAGCCCGTCGAGCAGGATGCCGCGCCGCAGCGAGAACGCATTTTTGTCGCGACCCTCGTCGGCAACGTCAAGCGCGCCGCGCCGCATGCCGCGCGGTTCGATGCCGAGACGAGTATGCGCGCCGATCGCCGCCTGCACCCAGGCCGACGGGATCAGTACGCCTTCGACCGATGCGGAATAGTTAATGTCGATTTCCTGCGCGACGGTCACGGGGTCGAGTTCGGCGCATTGCTTCGCATACCACGCGTCGTCTTTGCGCGGGTCGTCGCGCCAGTGGAACCGAAAGACCGGGATTTTGCCGGAATGACGCTTTTGCGCGAACGGATTGCCGAGCCCGTTCGGCGTCGATATGTCCTGTCGACAGTTCGTCGTTGCCGATAGCGACGCGTCGACGAGCTGCGGCCGTTCGAGGAATGCCGCCTCGTCGACGAAATACAGCGACGTCCGGTTGCCGCGCCCGATACCGTCGCCCGCTTCACCGGTGATGATCGACCCGGTATCGGGGAAAATGATTCGCATGTGCGGCGCGTGAACCTTGCGATCCCAGGTGCCGCGGAATTCCACGGGGAGCGACGACATGAACGACCGCGCCTTGTCGAACAGCGATTTCGGGTCGCCGATCTTATCGATATATTCTTCCTTCCTCGAACCGAATCCGATCGCGACGCCCGGCCGGAATAGGCAAAGCGTGCAGGCGAGCGCGACGGATAACCACGACATGCCCATGTCGCGCGTCTTTTCCGTGATGCCCGGTTCGCGCCGTTGCCAGCGATCGAGCATCCATGCGATCCATTCTTCCTGTTTGGGAAAGAGCAGGAACGGCACGAACGACGGGAGCCCGACGTCGGCGTTCCGCGGGTCGAACGTGTTGCCCCAATCGATCACGAATTGCGCCGGATGGTCGCGGTAGAACGCGCGCAGCGCCGGCAATACCGACGGGTCGCGCCGGATCCGGTTCAATCGCTCGACGCGCCATTCGAACACGCGCACGTAATCGGGCTCGCGGAAGTCGAACGAGAAGGGTATCGGCACTTATTCGCCCCGCATGATTTTCGCGTAAGCCTGCGCCGCGTCGATCGGGTCGGTCGTTCCGAGCGTGACGTTCGCATGCACGCCCGTCGTTGCGATCGGCGCGCCGTTCGGGCCGGAATGCTCGTGACGCTTCACGAACGCGCCCAGGTGATCGCCGAGCATCTTTAGCGCGCCGTCCTGGCTGCGCATCAAGATTTCCATGCCGTTCTTCGTCGTCTTGACGCCGGCGTACAGTTTCGACGCGGCCGGGGAAAGGTGCCGCGTATCCTTGAAGATTTCGTACGACACGCCTAGGCCGTTGCATTCGGGGCAGTCGGGATGCGGTTCGCGGCGCTTATTAAATCCCGTGCCGCCGAGCATGTCGAACGGCGCGCTCGGTCCGTTCTCTTTCACGTGCTGAACGTACGCGTCGCGTTCTTCCTGCGGCGTACGTTGGTATTGATGATTGTCGCCATGACAATATCGACACGCGCCGCGCCAGTGTTCGACGAGTTCCTTCGGGTCGGCCGTTGCGATCGTGACGACTTCGCGCAGCCAGTCGGTCACGGTCACGCCGGTCTGTTCGTTCGCCGATTGCTGGAACTTAGCAATTTCTGCTGCGACATTAGCGTTCGCAAGCAGCCGACTAGCATTTGCCGTCGCGACCGATGGCGATTTCGGACCGTATACGGAAATATAGGCGCGCGCCCCGTTGCGTTCGGGATCGCTCAAATACGCTTCGATAAATTTACGGTGTCGTTCGTTCATGCCCCGATATTGCCACAGTGAAACGAAAAGCGGCAAGCGAGGCGTTTTACACGAAAATGCACAATTCAATTTGGTGTAACGTAACGCGTTGATTCGTAAGCGAAAAACGCCATTTACACGGTTACACGGATTTGTTTCGCTTCCCCCGCCATTTTATATGCATAAGATAAGACGTATATGTGCATCTTAATCTTAGCCTTCTATTTATCTATTTAATTTAAATTTTTTTGTAAAGTTGTAAAACAAAGAAGTAGTATATAAAACAAAGACTTAGCTTACACCAAATTGAAAATCGAAATTTTGTAAATTTGTACGTTGACGCATGGAACGTACCGACCTAAGATGACGCGTATTCAATTTATCTTATCGACCCATCATGACGACGATTAGCCGAAAGGAAGCGCAGGCGCTCGGACTGCGCAAGTACGCGCCGGGCTCGACGTGCAAGCACGGGCATGTTTCGCCGCGCTACACGTCGACCGGCGCGTGCGAGCAATGCGTTCGCGGCGAGCCGAGCGACGCGGCGACGCTAAGTGGAAGCGCGACCGAAATGCTCGAAGCGTTACGCAAGCGCGCGGCGGAACGGGCGCACGGGCTCGGCATGCTGGCCGAAATCAAAGTGTGGGCGCATTGCGACGACATTGCCGAGATACGCGAAACGGCGGTCGCGTGCTGCCTCGGCGTATTCCCGGCGCTCGAAGCGCACGAGGTTCGCGAGCGGTTCGGGCCGACGGCCGTTAGCGGCGACATGGGGCAGTACCGTGTCCGCGTGCCGGATCATTACATCGCATTCATGCGTGATCTGGCGAATGCCCACATGGACCGGCGCAAATCTGACGCGGCGAAAAAA